GGATAACGATGTAAAACTGGAAGAGGAACGAAAAGAAAGCCTTGAAAAATTTGCATTGAAGCAAGCCAAGAAAAACATCGCAGAAGCGAAAACGAAAGAGCAAATCGCCAAACAAGCCGAATTTATGAGCGCCGAGCTTAAATTGATTGAGGAGGGCAAAGCCCCAAAATTGGGTTTTACCAAAGAACAATACGATGAATTGCTGGAAATGTGCATTGCCAAGGGAGGAGAATTGGCGGAAAAGGTCAGCAAAGAAGAGGATAAAAAATAAAATTATAAAACAAAAAAATGGAAATAAAATGTCTACAAGTGCTAGTTATGGATAATGGGGAAATTTTGTGCGAGGGGAAAACTGTTGGATTTACCGATAAACTAGGTAAATATCTTAATTTGCAAAGCAAACAATTTAAAGAAATAATTGAAACAGAAATAACAATCCACGAAGAAATGCAAATCATACCAGAAAGCGGGCAATCTTGGACTCAAGAATACAAAGAAGGATACATTGATGGACTAAAAAGAACGATAGAATTATTAAATTATAAAAATTAAAATCTATGTTTTATCCCGATATTAAGCCCCACATTTCGCCATCCGCATTAGATAATTGGGTTAATAGCCGTTCTCAATTCATCCGTTCTTATTTTGCCGGAGTAAAAACGCCGGAAACTGCCTCAATGAAAACCGGCAAGCAGATACACGCGCTTATTGAGGGAGGATTACTTGAAGTAAAAAATAAGTTTTCGCACAACGAGGAAACTTTGGAATTTTTTGCCACAGAATATAAAGTGCTAGGCATTCCTGATAGTTTTGGTGTGGGAGAAGACGAAGAAACAGTAATGTTTGTTGATTACAAAACAGGGAAAGAGAATAATTGGGATGCGAACAAACTTGCTTCGGACTTAAAAATGAAAACTACGGCGTGGTTAGTGTGGAGTTTTTATGCACGAACCCCCCCCTCTATTACTGGTTATATAGAATACATCCCTACACGCTGGAATGAGGCTACGCGAGAGATTGAGCCTACGGGCGAGGAAAGTGTTGTGTCAGCCTCCATAACCTATACCGCCGAAGAGTTGGAGGCCTTTACCAATGTAATTTTGGCGGTAATCGCCGAAGTAAACGAAGAATATCCGAAATGGTTGGAATCCAGCGCCGACTTTGTGAACAAAGAGGATGTGTCCGAATACGCCCGGCTCAACGCGCAAGTGGCCGAACTGGAAGTTAAGATGGACGAAATAAAAGAGCGGATCGCCGGGCAGTTGGATTTTGGCGGAGCAAGGACGGCGGAAACGGAGTTTGGAACATTTTATTTTACTGAACGAAAAACTTACGATTATCCCCAAGATTTGCCAATTCAAGGAGGTGTTTTTACTTTGAAAGAAACGGAATTGATTGCGGCGGCGGTTAAAGTGGCTAAAACAAAATTTGAAACAGAGAATGAGCCAAAGAGTATATCAAGGTCGTTGGCCTTTAAAGCAAAAAAGAAAAAATAATGTCTATCATACAAAAAACATTATGTTATTTCGGACTTCACGAGTGGGGCGCTCCGCAATATAATTGGCGTTTTATTTTTTGGAAATGCAAATACTGTCCGGCGGAAAGAATAGAAGAAAGGCATTGATTTAATCTATGATTGGAGAAATCAGAAAAATTGACGAAATAAAAAGCAGTCGTAATCCGGGAACTGTTTTTAAAAGGGTGTATTTCAATGTTTTTGAGGCAGATGGTCGGAAAACTTTTGCCAAGACAGATTTGGTTAATACTTACAGAAACTATAAACGATGGAAAGATATTATTGAAACAGGAAACATTCTTTCGGGCTTGATAATGAGAGGGGAAGATACTGTTGATGCGGATAGCTATCCCGTTTTAATTAAACGAAAAGAAACAAAGGTTGGCCCAAGAGAAAAAGAACTAAAACAACAAAAATTACTATGACTTCCAAAATATCATTATTTTATAGCTTAACCCCGACGAAAATCATACCACCGGCCGAGAGAGAAGTTGAGCGCAAGGAAAGGTGGGTCAAAGAAATGCAAAAAACAGTAGAGGCGGAATGGAAGCCTAAAATAATTAAAAACACTTACGAATTATTTGATCCCGAAATAGAAAATCAAAAGAGATTTTTTGAGGGTGCGGTGGTTGAGTATTATGCCATTCAAGATATGGATTTGTTTGAGGGAACACCGGATAGTCAGACTTTGGATAATTACAGAGAGGAGTTATTGGATGAAATGCTGGGATATAATTTGCAAACCACGAATAAGATAATCCGCAAGCGCAAAAGCACTACCGACTTCAAGGATGTTCAAGCGTGGAATACTTTTTTGAAAACATTGGAAGAAACGATTTTTATTCCGTCCGGTTATGAATTTCCCGACAGCAAGAATTTTTGGGAGTTGGCCCGGAAGCACGGCCACGAAGAGGCTAAAAGAATAGCGATAGAACAATTACAGGCTAGATTAAAAAAACGATATGACAAATAGAGAATACAGAATATATTGGCGGTGGAAAGAAATCAAAACAGACAAAGGAAAAGTCGGCGTTATTTTGCGGGAGTTTGGCGTTTCCCGGAGTTATCTTTACTCTTTAATTAGCCGAATTGAAAAGGGCGACACCGCAAAAATAAAAAAGTGCCTCAAAAACGGACACCTTAATTGCTTGTGGTTGTTTAAATATCAGCCCCGATATTTGTGTTTGCCGAAAAACCGCGAGGCTTCCACCATCACCGAATTGAAAAAAATAATAAAAGAAATGAAAAAAGACAAGTTTTCTATCGCTAAAATAACCGAGTTGATCGGCAAAGAAAGAAGCACGATAATCCACCATCTCCAATGAGTAGAAAATCAATAACAATCGGAGATGGGCTTGAATGTCCAAAATGTAATCGGCCAATGAAAAGGAAAGAAAGTTTAAGAGATAGTTTTTATCTTTGGTGGGATGTTTGCAAACCGTGCGGTCATATTCAATTTTATAAGGAGGGAACAAAAAAAAGATGACACTTTGGAATTATCAAATAGAGGCAATAGAGTTTATTGGCAAAGTTAAAAAAGGTTATTTGGCTATGTCTATGGGAACAGGCAAAACCTTGACGGCTTTGGCGGCCGGGCAAAAATATGCCTTTAAAAACATTCTCATTATCGCCGAAAAAAATGAAGTGATGAACTCGCAGAACTTCAAGAAAGAGGCAGAATTGTTGGGTTTGAATTATGTTTCGTTGAGAGAGGAGGATTTGGATTTTGTTAAGGGGGTGAATCGCCAGACTGTTTGCGCCGTTAATCCCGACAGATTGGTAAAATTCAAAATTGAGCAGATTAAGGAACTTTTTGATTTTGTGGTGGTGGATGAAAGCACAATGGTCAAAACAACAACCACCCAACGCTTTAAGCGGGTAAAAAAGGTATGTGAAGACATGAATTATGTCGTTCTTTTGTCGGGGACACCGCTTATGAACGGCGCGGCGGAACTCTACGCTCCATTATTGCTTTTGGGTCATCCTTTGGCAGGCAATGGCTCACGGAAAGCGCGAGAAGCCTTTGAGAGCATATTTGCCGGAGGCCACCGGAGGAAAATAAGGAACACCGGGATTTGGTATCAAGATTATGTGTGGTGGGCCAAGGGGTGCAATCACACGAGAGAGTTAAGATATTTAGTCCGGGATTGTTTCTTTTTTAGGCGGAAAGAGGACACGGGAGTATTCAATCGCAAAGTGGATAGGAGAATTGTCCAAGTGCCAATGACTCTGCCTTGGCTAGTGGATTACCGGAGCGCATGGGAAGAGTATTTAATCCAAGCCCGCAAAAGAGATGTGAATATGGACAATGTGGCCGAACTCCGCAATCTTATTGAAAACGGCCAAGTCTATCAAGTAAATTCGCGGTGGAAAGCCGAAAGAGTGGTGGAAGACATAAAAAACGGAGTGTATGGCGATCAAAGAATTGTTATTTTCTCTGTCTTTATAGCAACAGATAATCTTATTCAATTTTTTCTTACGGAGGCGGGTATTACTTACCACGCCTTTGAAGATTTGAGCGAATGGAAGACCGGAGAAGAACAAGTGCTTGTCGGCCGGATTAAGGCTCACGGCAAAGGGGCGAACTTGCCGGAGGCCAGCGTTGCTCTTTTTGTGGATATGGATTTTGTCCCGGCCAATAATATCCAAGCCGAAAACAGAATAAACCGGCCAGAGCAAAAAAACGATATGACCGTAGTGTATTATCTGACCGAGGGGGAGGATGTCGTGGATGCCCATGTGCGCCGGATAAACCAAGACAAGGCTAGCAAGATAGATAAATTTATGGCCCCGCTCACTAGCGAGGAAATAGCCGAAATGCCCGTGAGGATGAGAACGCTCCAAGCCAAGTATAAGACTGACTTTTCCGGATTGGGATTGGGGACGCTTTTTTGAGTTATCCACAGGATATTGACTTGCATTTGTTTTAGAATAGTGTAGGATAAGTATATTATTAAAATGGTCGTAAATAAAATAATAAAAATATGAAAAAAATTATCTTTTTGTTCGCTTTCTTGGGCTTAATTGTCGCCAATAACGCTTTCGCCTCGGCCACAACCACCTCCAATGGCGATCCGATGAGAGTTACGCAGTCGTGGGGAATGACCGGTTATGCTACTCCGGTAATCGCAAGCGGGGTTAGTGTCGCCGATGAAACTGGTATTTCGGACACTTGCCCGAAGTGGTATCCAAGGGGCTGTTTCAATTTGGTGAATACAGACTTTTACCGAAACCAAATGATAAATTTGGCCAAAGGTTTGCTTCAAACTTACGGAGCGGACGCTTACGGGATATTTCCGCAGTTTTCGGGATGGTATCGTGTAGTCGGGTTTGAAACATTCACGCAATAACGGACAGGGATCGTTTGCGTTGGTCGCGCAAACGATCCGATTATCCACATAGCAAAAAAAATGAGAGTATCGTATAATAGAATTGCCTGCAAATATGTAGCAGAATTTAATTGCAGGTTGGGAATAGGGAGAACATTCGCAGAAGCAATAAGCAGTCTTATTCAAACACTTGGATTATGAAAACAAAAGATGTAGCAGTTTTAGGAACAGTAACAGAAAAATTGCCGAATACTTTTTATGAGATTTTACTGGAAGACGGCACGAAAAAATTGGCATATTTGGCCGGAAAAATGAAGTTTAACAAGATTCAAGTCCAAGTCGGGGATAAGGTATTGGTAATCCTTGACCCGTATCAAGGAAAGGTCAGCAACAGAATTGTGCGAAGATTATAATATGACAATTCGCAAAATTAACGGCAAATACAGGCTAGTGTCCCATACAGGGAAGAATTTGGGGACATACTCATCGCGCGCCGGAGCGGAAAAGCGCGAAAAGCAAGTGGTCTATTTTAAAAATAAGAAAAAGTAAAATGAACGAGCCTAAAAAAATCCAATGTGTTGAGAAAGGGTGCGGAGAATTTGAGTTTTCGGCCAAAGAGCAAGGCTTCTACGCCGAAAGAGGCTATCCTGACCCCAAAAGGTGCAAACAACACAGAGAAGCCCGCAAAAAAGAGATAAATAAGCAAAAATCGCCCTTTCATCCAAATAACTGGAAAAAGGAAAATCACCAATGAAAATCCCGGCAACACTCATAAGAGAAATTTATAAAGAGAGAGGGAACAGGGGAAGACCTATCAGCACTAGGCAGATAAGAGCGGTGGAGGGTTATATAATGGCTAACGGAAGCAAATCAAAAGCACAAGCAATCAGAGAAGCGGGTTATCCGGAATCTAGGGTAACAGACCCAAGTAAGGTGTTTACTAGGTCTATTTTGGCAGTTTTAGACAGATTGGAAATTACGGAAGAATTGGCTTCAAATGTTGTTAAGCAAAACTTGAAATCTAAAAAAATAGAACATTTCACTTTCCCGCCGTATAATAAAGAGGCAGTCCTGCCCGACAATGGCCAAGACCATCGCACAGCCGAAAAAAAAGGAGAGCAACTAACCGACAAAGAAATTATAGAGATGATGAATAGTGTTAATTGCACCGTCAAAAAAATAGTCCACGGGGATATGGCCAGACATGTATATTTTTGGTCGCCGGATAACAAGACCCAATTAGAGGCGGCGGATATGATATTCAATCTTATGGGTTCATACGCGCCCAAAAAGGTGGAGGGTAAGCACGATCACCGAGTAGGAATTTTCTCAATGGGCGATTTGCGGAAAAAAATGAAAGAGAAAGGATTAAAAATTATCAATAATAATTAAATTTTATGGAAGATGTAAAAAACGGAGTAGAGGTTTTGGAAAGCAAGCAATTTAAAATGGTAATTCGGTTCGCAGACGGCGAAAAAGACGGCAAGCCTCATGATAGGGCTTATGGCTTTGCGATTGAGGCTAACAGTGAAAATCAAGCTAGGCAAACTTTGCGAAAACATTTATTAAAATGCGTGGAAGAATTGGATAAGGATATTTTGAGAGAAGCCCAAGGAATACCGAAAAATGAGGATGTTGGCCAAAAAACGACTTCGTAAAATCGTTTAAGAGAAGTTTAAATTTCAAAGACGGCCTATGTGTCGTCCTAAATGGAGAATGAAAAACAAGTAAAAGAAGAGTGGCTGGAAGACATCTATCACCTGCAACAGTGGGCGGTGGATGTCTTTTTGTTTGCCGAGCAAACTATGGGAATGTTCCCGGCCGAACCGATTAAGGAATTATTGGATAAAGATATTCCCTACATTGACCCGATGGGGAACAAGAGAACGGCCAAACTGTTTGACGCGGACGGACGGCTGGTGTGGAATGATTTGAGTTTTTATTCGGTGGATATGTTCCAAAAACAAACGCCCCAAGAGTTTAAAAAATACGAGGGAAGTAGATTCACTTGGCAACAGACAGTAATGCTGGAAGCCTATAACCGGGCTGTAAGGACATTTGGGAAAGATTCGTTTGATATGGCCAAGAGGTGGATAACGGCCAGAAGCGGACACGGAGTAGGTAAGACTTCCATAATGAGCATTATCGCCATTCACTTTTTATGGTGCTTTCCGGGAGCGCAAATAGGTATGACGGCCAACAGCGAACAGCAAGTGGAGGATATTTTCATGAAGGAGTTTTATGTATGGCGGAGCAAATTGCCGGAGTTTATGCAAAATTCAATGATACAGACCGCCGACCATATCCAAATGGAAGACAGCGAGGATTGGTTTCTGCGGGCGCAGGTGGCTAGACCCGAAAGACCGGAAGCTTTGGCCGGATTGCACGGAGAGTATGTCCTTATACTGGTGGACGAGGCTTCCGGCGTGGCCGATAAGGTGTTTGAGGTTATGAAAGGGGCGCTGACGGGCGAAAACTATATTGTGGGCTATTGGAGCAATCCCACAAGGAATGAGGGTGAGTTCTTTGAAAGCAACAAGGCGGGTAGTTCTTACACGAAACTGAAATTCACGAGCCGAGAAAGTCCGATAGTCAAGCCCGGTTACATCCAAAAAATGGAAGAAGATTATCCGAGCAACGGTTCTGAACATTCGGACGAGGTTAAAATTCGGGTGGACGGCGAGTTTGCCGGAGTAACCGAGATGGACGACAAAGGATGGATGCCTTTATTCGCCAATTTGAACATTTTATTTGAGCCGGAAAGAGGACAGATAATCAACGGAGGAATAATCGGGGTTGATCCGGCCGGAATGGGCAAAGACCATTCGGTGGTGGCTATAAGGGACAGCGTTTATCTGAAAGAAGTGCTGAACGAAAAGACTTCGCAAGAGAAAGACTTGGCAAGAAAAGTGGAAATAATCCGGGACGCTTATAATTCCAAGAGTGGAGATATTGGAGTGGACGCTTTCGGAATCGGGGCCAAAGTGGTGGCTAATATCAATGTAAAAATGGGCGAGAGCGTCAATGCTTTGCTTATGGATAAGCCGAGAGAGGGAACGGAAGACTTGTTTGTGTCGTTTAAGGACGAATTGGCTTGGAAGTTTAGGGAGTGGATAGCCAAAGGCGGAATTATAATAACCAACAACAAGGCGGCGTGGTTGAAAGAATTGGGTAAGATTAAGTATAAGAGGGTAAGACCGGGCCGAATGCAGTTGATGAGCAAAAAAGAATTTAAGAAAGAACACGGCTTTTCTCCGGACAGGTTTGACGCGGCGCTCTGCACATTTTGGAAAGATGAGCCTAGCAAGCCGGTTATCTTGACAAAAATTGAACTTGAAAACAAAGAGGTGTATGATTATCTTAATAGCTTAAAAGCGCCTGTGGATAACTCTTACTCGTCAATGTGATTGACAGGTGTATAATAAATAAAATGGACGAAACAAAAAAAGAGGAATATAAAATGCACGCCAAAGTCAATGAGGCGTATAATGGCGATGTTGAAGAAGCGAAATTCGCCATTTCTGTAATTCAACAAATAAACAAGGATTTGGAATTGCGAGAAAAAAACACACTCGTATTCAATGGTTTGTCTTATTCTCAATCATATTTATATAATCAGCGCAAGGCCATCAATTATTCTCCGCCGAGGCAAGCGGGCAAAGAAAGAGAAGTGTCAATGGGGCTTGTTCACGAAAAAATAATATCTTTCGCCGCTTTCTTTTTGAAGTATATTTATAAGCGCCGGGTCAAGTGCTACGATGAAAGCGGTAAAATTGTCCGGGGAATGGGAGAGATTTATAATTTGGGCATAGAACATTCATACCGGCTGGAAAGATTTAAAAAGAAAATAGCCCTTTTGTATTGGGAAGTATTCAGCCAAGGGGACGCTTTTGTTTTGGATGACTGGCAAGTCCGGAACATTCCGCAAAGCATAGCCAAAAAAGACGACCAGATAATCAAGCCGGACGGAATGGAATACACTTACGAGTTCTTGGACGGCCTTTCTTACGAAGACGGAGAGATGATACAGACTCGCCAAGCGGTGTCTAAGGTGCTGGATGGCCGGACGATAATTTTAGGCAATCCCGAAATTGAGGATTTGCAAGACCAGCCGAGGGTTACTTTGGAGGAAGTGATAAGCCGGGAAGACGCGGAACTTATTTATAAGTCTTTGAAACGGTGGAAACAAGTCCCCAACGAAAAAGACTGGATAACCAATGTAACCGGCGAGGATAAAGTAACGCTGTTTGATGCTACAAGAGTGGCCGATGTCGGCAAAGAAACAGTCGTTCACAGATATTTTGATAAAGAAAAAAACCGATTTAATATATTTTTAAACGGAGTAATGATGTTGCCGCGAAAAACTCCTATGACACTTTTCTATCCGAGAGGCAACTATCCTTTGACCAAAGTGTCGGGAGAGAGGCTGACCGGTTCGGCTTATTCCCGTTCCATACCGGCTAAGACCAAGTTTAACGGCGATTTTGTGGATTGGGCGTTGCAAGGACTGGCCAATAAGTTTGAACAAGGTTTAGACCCGGCTTTGCTTATTAAAGGACGATACACTATCACAAGGGATATATTCCGAGGCGGGCAAAGAACGCACGGCGTAGCTAAATCGGACTATGAGAAAGCCGATCCGGACAATAAAGGCATAACCGCGCCGGAGTTTTCTTTTGTTAAGCTTTTAAAGGAAATACTGGAAAGCCAAACGCTCAATCAAACAACTACGGGAGAGATAGCCGACCAAGCCACGGCCACAGCTATAAACGCCGCTCAAACCAACCAAATAGAGAAATTAGGCTATTTATTGGACGGGATAGTCAATGGCTTTGCGGATATGGCTTTAAGACGGGCCGAAACGATTGAGAGCAAATACACCATTAAGCAGAAAGAAACAATCGTGGACGGAAAGAAAATAAATGTCTATCAAAACTTCACGGTATCAATGGGCGGAATGGAGAACAGTGTTGTCTTTGACGAGGAAGTGGGCGGAGAAACTTACGACATAGGAGCGAAAAGAGATGAGCTTTTTACCAAGTCTTTTAAAGACAAAAAAGAGGGTTTCCCGACCGCTTATTATTTAGTGAACCCGGACAGTTTAAGAAACAAAAAATACGGAATAGATATAGAAATGGTGCCGGAGAGGATTAAAGACACACAGCTTCAAATTATGCAGATGAGGGAAGAGTTCGGCTTTTTAAGGGAAACATTCGGCTCAATTCTTAACATTGAAACCTTGAAAGACGAATACTTGCAAGTCAGCGGACGGCCGAGCGAGCTATTTATGCCTATGGACGCAATGAAACTTAATGAGATGCTGGCTAATCAGCAAGGAATCGGCCAAAACAACACCGGGTCTTTCGGAAAACCGAAAGTCAAAAAAGCATTACAAGAATCAATGAGATAAAAAATGGACACATCAAAATTGTTAGAGCAGTATTTGTTTAACAGGGGCTTGTTTAATCCGGCTCAAATAGGCCAAAACATCATAGAGGGACAAGAAGGCGCGATAGGCGGAGAGATTTTAAGCAATGATGACCTTTTGGAAAAGGTGTCTAACTCATGGACATCCAACAAAGAAGCCATAACTGCCGTAATAAAAGCGAGAATTTTGTCAAATATCGCAGAGCTAGTGTTGAAATCTTTTCCCCAAGAAACGATAGTTTTAAGGCAAGTGATTTTAGAACTTTCCCAAATTCTGAATGACTTTGAGAAATACAGCAGTGAACACCTTAGGCGGGTGGAGAAAAAAAGCCTTGAACAAAAGGACAACGCCGGGACAACGGCCGAGGAACAAGGAGCGATTATAAATTAGAATAAAATATATGCCAGATGAAAAAGACGGCGGACAGCCGCAAGCAGACGCTTTTGGAGAAATGCCTCCTCAAAAAGAGGAAGCGCCGAAAGTGGAAGAGAAAAAAGAAGAGGGGGATAAAGGAGGAGAGGGAGAGGGTAAAGAAAAGCTTACTCCTACTCAACAAGTGGCGGAGTTGTCCCGCAAACTCGGCGAATACGCCGAAAAGGAAAGGTCGTGGGGCGAAACTCAAAAATCCAAAGATGATAACATCCGGGCGATGAAAGATTCCATAAAAAGACTGGAAGACAAAATCAAGGGCGGAAAAGGCGAGGGCGA